GCGGGACTCTTCTAAAGATTGAAAGAAACCCCTACATGATGGGTGATAGACCTGTTATTGCTTTCCCTTGGGATATAGTCCCCGGAAGGTTCTGGGGTCGCGGTGTATGTGAGAAAGGATACAACTCTCAGAAGGCTCTGGATGCTGAATTAAGAGCTAGGATTGATGCTCTTGCGTTAACAGTTCACCCAATGATGGCTATGGACGCTACCCGTCTACCAAGAGGTGCTAAACCAGAAGTCCGTCCGGGCAAAATCCTATTAACCAACGGCGACCCGCGTGAAGTTCTACAGCCGTTTAACTTCGGCCAGGTATCTCAAATCACCTTCGCCCAGGCTGACTCTCTACAAAGAATGGTTCAAACAGCCACAGGAGCCATAGACTCCGCTGGTATACCGGGTTCTATTAACGGTGAAGCAACAGCCGCCGGAATCTCCATGTCCCTTGGGGCCATCATCAAGAGGCATAAGCGAACCCTTATCAACTTCCAAGAATCCTTCTTGATACCTTTCGTAACAAAGGTAGCCCACAGGTATATGCAGTTTGAGCCTGAGATATACCCTGTTAGCGATTACAAGTTTGAGGTTACTTCCTCTTTGGGAATCATCGCCAGAGAGTATGAGGTCACTCAACTTGTTCAACTCCTTCAGACAATGGGTTCCGACTCCCCACTGTATCCGGTTTTGATTCAGTCAATCATTGACAACATGAACATCTCCAACCGTGAGCAGTTGATTCAGGTTATCCAAAAAGCCTCTCAACCTACACCTGAGCAGCAACAAGCCCAGCAGCTTGCACAGCAGGTACAGATTGAGTTCCAGCTGTCCCAGACCAACGCTCTTAACGGTCAAGCTGCGGAATCTCAGGCTCGCGCCCAGAAGATTGTCCAAGAGACTAAAGCCATCCCTGTTGAGCTTGAGAACGACAGGATTAAGGCCGTTGCCACCAACCTGAAGGCTGGCAATGAGGACGATAAAGAGTTTGAAAGACGCATGAAAGTAACAGAGAAACTATTGGAGGAACGAAGGCTTAACCTGGAAACAGCTAAAGCCCTGACATCATGATTACTAATCAGGAAATGCAAAACATCCTAGACCAGGTGAATAAGATTCTCCAACGTCTAGAGGCTCGCATAGTCAAACTTGAGGAAGAACAGGGGAAGAAAGGTGGACAGAGAAACCGAAAGACATTACCAGAATCTTAAGGATATGTTCCGAACAGATGGCTGGAAGATTTTAATGGACGAGCTTAAGAACAATGCTCTCCAAATAAATTCTGTAGAAGTAACGAAGGACGTTGATGATTTGAACTTCCGTAAGGGGCAGTTAAACATCTTGGCCTTCATGCTAAATATGGAATCTACCATAGAACATTACATAGAAGAGGGTAGCAATGATTCTGTTTGAATTTACGTGTAAGTACGGGCATCTCAATGAGAAACTCGTTTCACGTGAAACTAGGCAGATTGATTGTCCTGAATGTGATGAGGTAGCAACAAGAGTCATCTCTGCTGTCAGGTGTAGTCTCGACCCCACTTCTGGACATTTTCCAGGTGCAACAGACAAGTGGATTCGGGCCAGAGAGCAGAAGATGGGATTAGAACGTAAGGCAGCCGAGCAATAGTCCCACGGGGTAGCTATAGTCGGTCTTAACGGAGTTTAATAATGGCAAGACTAATTGACAAAGTAGAGGTAGATAAAACCGGAACAAGCGATCTGGAAGAAACTGTCCAAGAAGAAGTTCAGGCTTCAGACGGGGAAGCAGATATTCCAGAGGAGTACCGTGGTAAAACAATCGCTGAAGTAGCCAAGATGCACCAAGAAGCTGTAAGTAAGATTGGTCAACAAGGCAATGAGGTTGGTGAACTGCGGAAGATTGTAGATGGTTATATTCTCAACCAGTCAGAAACAAAAGCACCTGAACCTGCCGAAGAGGTAGATTTCTTTGCTGACCCTGACAAAGCTGTTGAAAGTAAGATCGCGAACCACCCTGCTATTAGGGAGGCTCAAGAAACTACTATAAGGTTACGACAGGATAAGGCAAAGCAGGACTTAATTAACAAGCATCCAGATGCACAGGAGATTATCCAAAGCTCAGAATTCATAAACTGGGTGAAGGGCAGTAATATCCGAATGGAGCTTCTGGCTCGCGCTGACCAACAGTATGACACAAGTGCTGCTGATGAACTGTTTTCCAACTGGAAGCAGATCAAGCAAATGTCTCAATCTGCTGTTCAGGACGAGAAGGACGCTCGCAAGGATGCTGTTAAGAGAGCATCAACTGGTGGGGCCAAGGGTAGTACCGAATCCGCACCTAAGAAAATTTACCGAAGGGCAGATATTATTGAACTTATGAAGACTGACCCTAAGCGTTATCAAAGCATGGAACCCGAAATTAGACGGGCCTATGCCGAGAAGCGCGTTCGTTAATTGTGAGGTAATTTACAATGGCTAATGAAACTTCTGGTGCGTTCTTTACTGCTAACGCAACCGTTGACAAAACTGCTGCTGCTACTTTCGTCCCTGAAATTTGGTCTGACGAAGTAATCGCTGCTTATCAAAAATCCCTGAAGATGGCTCCCCTTGTTAAGACCATGACTATGTCTGGTAATAAGGGTGATGTTATCCACATTCCTAAGCCCGTTCGTGGTGGAGCTAATGCCAAGCAAGAAGCTGTTGCCGTTACTATGCAGGCTAACCTGGAAAGTGAAACCACCATCACTATCAACCGTCACTATGAGTATTCTCGTCTGATTGAGGACATCGTAGAGGTTCAAGCTCTGGCTTCTCTGCGTCAGTTCTACACTGAAGACGCTGGTTACGCTCTGGCTAAGCAGGTTGATGATGATCTGTTCCGCGCTGGTACTGGCTTCGGTAGTGGTACTTTTGACCTGACTGTTCCTGTTACTGGTACTTGTACTGGTACTGCATGGGAAGGTGCAAACACTTACTTTGTAGACGCTTCTACTGGTCTGACTGCTTACGCTGATGACACTGTTGTTGCTGCTGACGTATTCACTGACGCTGGCTTCCGCGCTCTCATCAAGCTGATGGATGACAATGACGTTCCGATGACTGATCGTGCGTTTGTTATTCCTCCTGCTCTGCGTTCTGCAATCATGGGTACTGAGCGTTATGTATCTTCTGATTTCCGCGATGGCGCTACTGTCCAGTCTGGTCTGATTGGCTCAGTATACGGAATTGACGTTTACGTTTCTTCCAACTGCCCGCTGATTGAGGATGCTACCTCTAACTCAACTGGTACTGCTGATGTTCGCGGTGCTTTCCTTATCCACAAGGATGCCCTTGTCCTGGCTGAGCAGATGAACGTCCGTTCTCAGACTCAGTACAAGCAAGAGTACTTGGCAACTCTGTACACTGCCGACACCCTTTACGGTGTTCAGGCTCACCGTCCAGAGGCTGGCTTCATCCTCTGTGTACCTGACGTATAAGTTAGGATAGGTTGGGGGGCTTCGGCCCCCTGACCACTTATTATGAAAAAAGACCCAAGATTAGAAAGAGCAGGTGTCTCCGGTTATAACAAACCCAAGAGAACCCCTAAGCACCCGACAAAAAGTCACGTGGTAGTGGCTAAAGAGGGTGACAAGGTTAAGACTATTCGCTTCGGTCAGCAGGGCGTATCAGGTGCTGGCAAGAATCCTAAAACAGAATCAGAGAAGGCAAGACGCAAATCATTCAAGGCTCGTCATGCCAAGAACATTTCCAAGGGCAAGATGTCAGCCGCATACTGGGCAGACAAGGTGAAGTGGTAATGCCCATTCGCAAAACCAAGAAAGGGTGGAAAATAGACAAAGTGCCTGGCTACTCTCCTACCAAGAAGGAAGCAGAGAAAAGACTACGGGCTGTTAAAGCATCACAGAAAAGGTGATATAGATGGCAACAATCATTACTAAGTTTTCGTCAACCGCATCCGCAGTTCCTTCTGCTACTGACTTGGTGCAGGGTGAGCTTGCTGTAAATACCGCCGACAAGAGGTTGTTCACAGAAAATGCAAGTGCAACCATTATTGAATTGGGTACTAATCCAACCTCAATAACTACAGGTGCTATTACAGCGAGTGGAACAGTTACAGCCAATTCTGCGTTGTTATCGTCTAACGCTACATTTACAGGCGGTACGGTCAATGGAATGGTCATTGGTGGTTCTACCCCCCAAGCTATTACTGGCACTAACATAACCGCGAATACAGGTTTTACTGGTGCGCTGACTGGTAATGTAACTGGTAATGTCACAGGTAATGTTACGGGTAATTTGACAGGTAATGTCACTGGCAATCTCACCGCCTCTTCTGGAACTACTACTGTTAACGATCTTGTTGTTAATGGAACTGTAGACTTTACTAACACTATCCTGACTAACCTAGCTTCTCCAGTATCTTCTACTGACGCAGCGACTAAGGGTTATGTTGATACTACTGTAGCTGCTGTAATTGATTCTGCCCCTGCTGCCTTGGATACATTGAATGAACTGGCAGCGGCTCTTGGAGATGACGCAAACTTCTCCAGCACAGTAACTACATCTCTGGCGGGTAAACTTTCTTTAAGCGGTGGCACTATGACTGGTGCTATTGCTATGGGTACAAACAAGATCACAGGTCTTGGTACTCCTTCTTTATCAACAGATGCCGCGACCAAAGCCTACGCAGACACCATGTTGCCACTGGCTGGCGGCACGATGACAGGCAATATCGCACTAGGTTCAAACAAAGCCACTTCAACCGCCACACCTACTACCGATGATGATTTAACTCGCAAGGCGTATGTAGATTCTATTCTTGGTTCTGCGACCAGTGCTGCTGCTAGTGCTGCGGCTGCTGCTACCTCTGAATCTAATGCGGCTACTTCCGAATCCAATGCGGCTACATCCGAAAGTAATGCTGCTACCAGCGCGTCAAATGCAGCGGCTAGTTACGATTCTTTTGATGACCGTTATCTAGGAGCTAAGGCTAGCAACCCATCACTTGATAATGACGGTGATGCCCTGGTTACTGGTGCTACTTACTTTAATACTACAGATAATTCCATGAAGGTCTATGATGGCTCTTCATGGAATAATGTTGCGCCTGTTGCAACATCTGTCACTCTTTCGCAAGTAACAGACTTCCCAAGTCAATCAGGTAATTCAGGAAAATACCTGACTACTAATGGAACCACTCCATCATGGGCGGCTCTCTCTACAGACCCAACACTAGCAACACAGACCAAGACCTATATTTCAGGCGAAATATCAACGCTTACTCTATCCTCTGCTGTGACCTCAGGTGTGCCTGTTGTGTCTGTGACTAAAGAAGTCCCACAGACAGGCGTAACGAATAATCAATGGGACGTCAACTCAACTGCTGAAAACTACACCAGAGTAAATAGCGCTCCTGCGACTACGTTGGACTTTGTTGCGTTTGATGTTTCTACTGCAAGTTTTGTGGATAGTTTTAGTGTTTCATCTCAGGACACAGAACCAAGAGGAATAGCTTTTAATACCGACGGCACCAAAATGTTTATCGTTGGAAACACGGGAGATGACGTCAACGAATACACTTTATCTACTGGTTTTGACGTATCTACAGCAACTTTTGTTGATGCTTTTTCTGTTGCCTCACAAGAAGATACTCCTCAAGGTATAGCTTTTAATACAGACGGCACCAAAATGTTTATCGTTGGATATAGTGGAGATGACGTTAACGAATACACTTTAGGTACTGGATTTGACGTTTCTACTGCCACATACTCACAAAACTTTTCAGTTTCGGCGCAAGAAATATCTCCATCTGGAATAGCTTTTAACAACAATGGCACAAAAATGTTTATTGTTGGTATTAGTGGGGATGAGGTAAACGAATACACATTAGGCACAGGATTTGATGTATCTACGGCAACGTATTCTCAGAACTTTTCCGTATCTGCGCAAGATATAACTCCAGAAGATATAGCATTTAACAACGATGGCACTAAAATGTTTATTGTTGGCAATACTGGACAAGATGTAAATGAATACACATTAGGAACTGGATTTGACGTATCTACAGCAACGTATTCTCAAAGTTTTTCTGTAGCCTCACAAGAAACAGAACCATCTGGAATAGCGTTTAATTCTGATGGAACCAAGATGTTTATTGTTGGATATACTGGACAAGACGTTAACGAATACGATCTAAGCTATTCTTCTTTATTACTCGGCACAGGCTCATTCGCCTCAGCAGACGTAGGCAAGACAATCTACGCTAACTCTGGTGAGTTTGTCCTCACATCTACAGGTGGTGCCTTTGTAGAAACCACAGCCCCTTCTTCCTACGCCCAAGTAGCTTCAGGTGACTGGGAGATGTACGCCGTAGTGTATAACACCACTGATGGTGATTTGGAGTTGAGTGGTCTTGCTCCAAGTTATTTTGATATTTCTCAAGCAGTATACTCGCAAAGTTTTAGTGTAAACGCACAAGACATAACGCCAGTAGGCATAGCTTTTAACACAGACGGAACTAAAATGTTTGTTCTTGGTAACGCTGGTCAAGACGTTAATGAGTATACATTGACTATTGGATTTGATGTTTCAACAGCAAGTTATTCACAAAACTTTTCTGTAGGTGGGCAAGAAAACAATCCACAGGACTTCAAATTCAATACTGATGGAACTAAGATGTTTATTCTTGGTGTAACAGGAGATGACGTAAACGAATATACACTAGGCACTGGCTTTGATGTTTCAACAGCTTCTTTTGTAGATAGTTTTTCTGTAGCCTCTCAAGAAACTACTCCAACAGGATTAGCATTTAATAACGATGGCACTAAAATGTACGTTGTTGGTTTTGTCGGTGATGAAGTATATCAGTACACACTAACAACAGGTTTTGATGTATCTACAGCTAGTTATGCGTCAATAAGTTTTTCTGTTTCATCCGAACAAACATCTCCAACAGGAATAGCATTTAATACTGATGGAACTAAGATGTTTATTTCTGGAGACGCAAATGACGAAATCAATGAATACACGCTAGGTACGGGCTTTGATCTTTCCACGGCAAGTTTTTCTCAAGTAATTTCTGTAGCTGGGCAAGAAACAACTCCACAAGGAATAGCGTTCAACAATGACGGCTCAAAAATGTTTGTTATTGGGTATGCCTCAGATAATGTTAACGAATACTCTTTAGGTGTAACGGCTTTACCTACAGGCTACCACGCAGTCCACACAACAAGCTCAATAGACTCTACCTACTGGACTGACATTAACTCTATGACTGCGGATGAAGCCGCAGGTGACGGTAACGTCTACTACGCTATCTCTACAGACGACAGAACAACGTGGACTGTTATTGATAACACAGACGGCGAGAGAGATATTGTCAGGAACAACGGTGGTACTTGGCAGTACAACTCTAATTCAACTTACGCTTCAGAGACTTGGGTAAACGGCACGACTAACACAGAGTTAGCTACGTTGGCTGAGGCTATGGAAGGTGCTGTTGATAATGTTGGTTTTTATTTAGCAAATGCATCTTATGCCAACAAAAGTTTTGACGCTAGTAATGAGGCTGGGTCAATAACAGGAATAGCGTTTAAGAGCGATGGACTTAAAATGTATATTATAGGAAGAACAGCAGACAACATATATCAGTATACATTATCTACGGCTTATGATGTTTCAACAGCAAGTTATGATTCAGTGTCATTTAGTTTGTCTTCGCAAGAAATAAATGCTTTGGAGTTAGTGTGGAAAAGCGATGGAACTAAGTTTTATATTTGTGGTTATACAACCGATACTGTATATGAATACAACGTGTCTAGTGCTTGGGATTTGTCTACAGCATCATATTCGTCAAATAGTTTTTCTGTAGCCTCCCAAGAAGCAAGCCCGTCAGCATTAGCCTTTAACTCAGATGGCACAAAAATGTTTGTAGTTGGCTACTCATCAGATAATGTCCACAGTTATACATTATCTAGTGCATATGATGTTTCTAGTGCTTCATATGATTCTGTTTCTTTTAGTGTTGCATCACAAGCAATTCAACCATATGCGATGCGCTTTAATTCTGATGGGACAAAGATGTTTATTATGGATAACACTACTAACTCTTGGTATCAATACACTTTGACTACAGGATTTGATGTTTCTACCGCATCTTACTCTTCAATAAGTTTTTCTTATTCTTCTCAATCTTCTGTGGCTTTTGGCGGGACTTTTGCTAACTCTGGATTAAATTTTTATATTACCTCTAGCGGCGATACTACCATCTATCAATATAATTCTATTCAATACATTTACATAAACCAAATGAACAAGACTCAGCTGGAAGCCGTCACAGATGCCAACCACTTTACTCTTGGTAATGATCTGGATTTGGCAATTATCTTCAACCTGACATCAGGGACTACAGTGCCTTCGTCAGATGGTGTGTCTATCAACTACGATGCCAACACATTGAACGAAGGTGCAATACTAGGTACGGATTACGACTTTGATTTCCCCGCAACGGATAAAGTCAGGATAACTGCTCTGGCTGCCAACAACTTGAAAGTGAGGGTAGTGTAATGAAGCACACTCAGGAAGAACTGGAAAACATTGTATTCTCAAGACAAATTCGTACAAAGCGGGACAAACTTCTTGCCGAATCAGATTGGACTCAAGTAGCAGACGCGCCAGTAGATAAAGCAGCATGGGCTACTTATCGCCAATCACTACGGGATATACCTCAACAAGCAGGATTCCCGACTAACGTAGTCTGGCCTGTTGAGCCTAATTAAAGAATGGAGCCAGTTACCGTCACGGCTTTGCTTGGTGCCGCTGCCAAGTCCTACAACATGGTCAAAAAGGCAATGGAGATGGGGCGTGAAGCCAGTGACATGGTTGAGTATTTCTCTGCTTTTTATGATAAGAAAGACCAGCTAGACGTAAGGAAGATTCAAAACGAAAACGGGTCAAAGTTATTCCGTGGCAAGAGTGTAGAGGCCGAAGCACTGGAACTCCAGATGGCTGAACACAAAATGCAGAAGATGGAATCTGACTTGAGAGAATTGATCTGCTGGACAGTAGGTAATGATTTCTACCTAGACATGATGAGGAAGCGCAAGCAGATACGTCAGCGAAGGGTAGAAGAAGCAAAAGCCAAGGCAGCAAAGAAACGCATTATGATTGACGGAACAATCATCGTTAGCCTGGTAACAGCCTGTATCTTTACGATTAGTTGGTTTTTTAGTTTTGTTAGTAGTCAGGTGAAGTGATGTCAGAAGATCGCCTTTCGCGAATAGAGAATAAGCTGGATGACCTCCAGAGGGCTATTGTTAGTCTTGCCCGTGTTGAGGAAAGGCTGGTCACAGTATTCAATCGTCAGACTAATATAGAGCAGAAGGTTGAACACATGGACGAGCAGATTTCTCAATTAAGCGACAAGATCAGCCGGGCGTTTGTTGAAAGAATCTTCTGGGTTGTATTTGCCGCCGCTGTAGCTGTTATTACTAATTACACTGGAGTTTAACATGAGAATCCTATTTACCCTTAGCCTGTTGTTTATGGCCTCCTGTAGCTCCGTAGGGGCTGTTAAGAGCGCCGTTGATAGATACTGCGCCCTTCCTATGGAATCACGTATGGCAAACCGTGAGGCGGTTGCTGTAGCTGTAGAACCACACAGGATTGAGATTACTTGCGGTGCTGAGTAGAAACCAACAAATTGCCAAGCTCGCTGCTAACTATTCACTCAACTGTTATAACGAAGTTCAGGGTGTCAAGATAGAGCGGGGGCTTACCTCCACAACGGCGTATGTGATTAAAGACGATCACTTCCAGGTTGTTGTGTTTAGGGGGACTCAGCAGGCACATGATTGGTTGTTTAACCTATCCGCTATTCCGATTAAGTATAAGGGCAGGTGGTGTCATGGTGGTTTTGCAATGGCACACAAGTCAGTTTGGGATGAGATCAGAAGTCTTCTGTCCCCTGATGAAAGGACAATAGTATGCGGCCATTCCCTTGGTGGCGCATTAGCTGAACTATCAGCACATTCTATGAATGACTTTATTGACCTTCACCTTGTGACATTTGGCAAACCCAATGTGTTCTGGAAGTCAGATGTGACCACCATGAGCCACCTTAAGACCCAGCTATCCTTTGTCCAGGGTAGCGATATAGTCTCAAGAGTACCAAGGTACTTTTATGGCCCAGATTCAGGCCAGTCTCTTGTTTACTTTAGTAACACGAATATGGTCTGTATTGACCCAGACAGAGATTATATGAAGGATGATTGGCGATTGACTGATGCTGTATCAGATCACGACATGAGCCGATACAAAGAACTAATAGATAGAGTTTATTGTGCTATTAACCTTGGGGTTCTGTGATGTCTATTGTGGAGTTTCCTGTTAACAAGATGGTGGCTCTAGCGGAAACAGCAGATTGCGAGCTAACCGAATGGTGTCTAGAAAAGATTGAGCAAGGGCTAGACCCCGTATATTTAGTGGGGATACTCCAGTATCAAATGCAATACATTTTAACCGACATGATTGAGGAAGAATAATGTCTGATCTTTCAATCGCTGATCTTTCAATCGCCGCACTTGAAAAACAGGCCGCTATGGGCGGTTCTATTGGCGCAGACATTCTTGGCACTACTGCCGGAGCAGGCGCAACAGGCTTGACGGGCTTGCTTTCTACTGCATTGCCTCCGTTATTGTTCGGTGCAATCTTGTCCAACATGCTTAAGGATGACGGTCTTCAGGAAACGCCAATGACCCCCGAGGAAAGGATAGCTTTTGAGAACACGCAAAGGCTGGCCTTGGCTTCTCAGCAGTTGGGTCAAAACGGTGAAGGCGCAAAAGAAACAGTCTTGGATGCTATTGGTCAGGCTGTTGCTGATGGGGTTAATCAGGCTGAAATAGATTATGTCACTGAATTGTTAAGGCGCGGTGACGTAACAGTAGAAGATGTATCCATAAGCACAGGAATCCCTGAAAGCGAAATACAGGCCGCCTATGACGAGCAGAGACGTGAGCCATCAGTTCTGGAACTTCTTCAGACTGGCCCCGTTCAAACTTTAGATGTTGAAGGCGGGATTGGTGATGTTGCAGGTACAGGAGGTATAACCACCGAAGAAGAAGTAGATTTAAGTCAAAGAACCACAGATGACTTAACCCAGGATACCACTGCTGTAGATATAGAGGGTGATATTACAGGTGGTGTGGCTAGTACTGGAGGAATTTCCGGAGAGACTGCACAAGCAGAGCCGTCCAGATATTCGTGGATATATGAAAACGGTGGGTTTGTTTATGCGCCATTTGACGGCAGCGGCAATAGGTTGCCCGGAGGCGAAATAATACCTGCTAGTGATGTTGCTGGAGCAGAAGGGCGCACGTTTAACGAAGGTCAAAATGTAAATCTAATTTTCCTTCCAGATGGAACCATAACTTTAGAACATGTTTCAGATGTCACAGATGCCACAGACGAAAACAAGGTTAATGTTTTTGGAGATATAACTGGAGCATTGGTTGGCACAGGAACAGTTACTGGAACAGGAACAGTTACTGGTACAGGCACAGGAACAGGCACTGGAACTGGAACGGGTACGGGGACTGGTACGGGTACAGGCTCTGGCGGTGGTACAGGCGGTGGTACAGGCGGTACTGGCGGTGGTACAGGCGGTACTGGCGGTACAGGCGGTACAGGTGGTGGTACTGGTGGTATAGGTGGTGGTACTGGAGACGGAGACGGTACAGGAGACGGTACTGGTGATGGTACTGGAGATGGTACAGGGGATGGTATAGGTGACGGCGTTAGAAGCGGTCTGATTATGATGTTATCTCAACAAGCCCCCATTACAGAACAAATGTTTTCAAGAGAATTGTTTGAACCGCAAATGAAAGAATTGAATAACGTAGCTAAAGCCCTTGGTATGCTTCAGTCTATAGCGAGGCCATTCGTATGACGTATTTAGACCTTATTAACAATGTCCTCCGCAGATTAAGGGAGGATGTAGTCACGACAGCCAACGAGACGGATTACTCTGCTCTCATTGGTGATCTTGTTAACGATGCCAAGAAGTTAGTGGAA